GGGTGGTTCTGAGGCCGGAGGAGATGGAGATGTGTAATTTCCTGTAGGGCAAAGAGACGACGACTGTGACTTCGTCGAGGTCAACCCACTATGGCTTCACATACAGATACTCTTGTGCGTGGCGCTATGGTCACTGATCTATCTAGGGATCGCTGAAATCCTATCCGCCCTTGGACTTTAAGCCCCCGAGAGGGGGCTTTTTCTTATCAGGGGCGGCAACGTCAACCTGCTCATCAACTTCAATGTCTGCCTTCGCATCCACCGTGGTACGATCAACGTGCACCGTCGCAGTCGCGTTGCCGCCGATAGATAAGGCGCAACTATTGAGGAGGGGCAACAGCAGGAGGGGGATTTTTCGCTTCATTCACCTGCCTCGTTATTGTTCCGACTAGCTGAGCGACCTGCGCATACGGCTGCGACACGATGGCGCGCATCACGAGATCGAGTTCTTGGTCGGTGAGCTTGATGGTGTTCATTCGATTTTCCTTTTAGTGGTGAAGCTACGAGATTCGCGTGACCTTCACGCGCACGACATTTAAATGGCCGTCGGCCTTGTTGCAGGTGAACATCGCACCGAGCCGGATGGCCCAGTAGTTCGAGTTCGCCCAGTAGAGATACGGTGCCATCTGACCGTAGTAAGTCGACCCCGGAGGTGACACGTCGAACACGTTCATCGGGTCTTCAATGTACGGTGGATTGTTGGAGCAGAGCGGAATGCCGCCAGTGTGAACCGTGGTCCAACCCGGTGCCCACTCTGTCGTTTCACTGACTGTGCGCTCCAGAGATGCGGAACCGGGGAGGTTGTCGGTGTAGACCTCGAAGCGCAGCCGCGCCGTCGCTGGCAGCCGATACACTGTGAGCCGATTGAACCCGCCGAAGTCGTTCCACGCGTTCGCGTTCGCCGTGGCAAGACCGGGGCAGAGGTTGAAGCGATCCGCGATGAGATTCTGGCCGTATCCCGTATCACTGAGCACACCGTTCAGGTTCTGGTACTGCCACGTCAGACGCCCGCTGAGTGCGGTGACTGTGTCCGTGACGAAGCGCTCCTGTCCGTTGTTGCCGATGACGAAGCCGCCGTTGACAGGCCATTGCGTGCCCATCGTTCCCCGCTTGCAGAACCAGTCTGATATGTCGCGACCGTCCTGTGCAACGAAGCCGGTGTTGAAGCCGATGCTGTCGCCGTAGGAAAGCGGTGCGAAGTAACCCGCGAGATCGATGCCTGCATCGTCCCAGAAGCCGGTGATGCCCTGCCCCGGAACGTAGTAGTTCTCGAAGACATCGAACAGGTCTTGCCTGCTGCCGCCGTACTCTGTGAAGTATTGCCCGCGTGCCATCGTGACCTCTTACGGGTTCGGTGTTGCCGTGAATTGTTTCGCGCGAAACACGCCAACTGCATCCAACGAGCAACGCGCACCTACTGACGCGGGCCAGTTGAATGCCTCGATAACTGCCTTTTCAGCTTCAGTACGAAACCGTGCGAAGCCGACACCGTCTTGACTTGAACGGAAGCCAACGCCGGAGTTGTTACACGCGATAGTTCCGGTCGCTAAAATATCGTTATTGACGGTAAGCAGTCCTCCAAGAGTTACTGCACCGTTACTTGCGAACAGCACTTCACCATACGGCGATGACCATATGCCGTTGACCTCGGTGCGAATGCGAGTAAAGGCTACGCCGCCACTCTCATAAGTGGTGATGTTCGTACCTATGCCTCCATCTGTTCCTTGTCGTATCCCACCGACGGCCTTGCTGTACCCCGTCACGCCAATGTCCGAAGCGAACAGCACGGAGTTGTCAGACCTTACGAACCATGCGTGAGTGCCTGTTCCGAGGTTATACATTCCGATGCCGTCATCGCCGGGGTTGCCCGACGTAACGATCCACCACTTGTCGCTACCGTCTTCACCTTTGAAGCGCGGCCCCTGCACGTCTTTAAAGGTGAGGTTGCCGCCTGCATAAATCTCGGACAGGAACGTCGCTGCGCCGTTGTTCGGGGCGAAGTACATCGCCCATTGCGAGAGCGCGTAGTTGTAGACACCAAACAGATCGTCCGCCACGCCGCTGACTCCGACGCCCCAGAGGTATGTGGTGTTCGCGAAGTTGCGGTACTTGACGGTCCCTGCTGTCGCCTTCGTAAATTGAATAACGTTCGTCAGCGAGAAGATGCCACCGTCATCGATGCCACCAAGAAACCCCGGTACGCCGTTCCACGCCCAAGACTTTCCTGCGGGCAGGTAGACTGCAAGGGAGTCAACGAACGTATATATCGATGTCGCGTTCTTGAAGACCAGACCATTAGGCGCATCACTATCGAACGTGATGGGGCCGGTCATCGTGCCGCCAGACTTCTTAAGAAAGACTAAGTCGGCAGCGTCAAACGCGGCATCAACATAGTCCTTGCGAACTGCTGAAGCAGCATTCGGTGGAATGGCGGTGAGCAGTTGAAGGTCAATACCGTCCGGTACGCTTACAAGAGTAGGAGTGATTTCCACCACCGGCACCGAACCCGCGACCAGCCACCAGTCGTCAACCCCTTCACGGTAGAGGCCGTTGTTGGGGTCGGTGGTAAAGCGAAGTCCAGGTGCGGAGGGCGAACCGTCCACCACTCCAAACGGCCCGGTCATACCTCCGCGCCCAGACCTGTCCAGGGAGTTGGTAATTTCGTTGCCGATGTCCGACAACGTCGGGTTCGCCCAGCCATCCGACTCAATGATGGTGTTCGGAATTACCGGGTTTCCGAGAGGTAGCGTGTAGACGCCGGCACTATTACGGGGCATTCTCATCCTCCAATTGACTACGAATGGCCTGCCCGAGGGCCTGACCAGCCGCCTGAGTACCGAACTGATAGGCGCGACGCGCCGGTGTTCTAATCAACTTCCCTGCCGCATCCTTGGCCCCAAACGAGCCTTTGGACATGAGCATTCTACGACCAGCCTGCGTGTTCAGCGCCGCCCCAGCTCCGGCCAGAGCAAGCGGGGCTCCAACAAGACCAGCGAGCCTCTGATCCTCTGCCAGGATAGCGCCCAGACCTAAGCCCGCCGCACTCAGACCTCCAAGCTGGCGAGCCATACGAGCGGTGGACGCCCCTTGATTCTTGCCTGGGATTTGCTCTAGATCGATGCGCTTGATTAGCTCACGAAGTGTATCAAGTTCCTTGAGCTCATCAGGCGTGAACACCTGACGCCCCGCCTTACCGAAGTCCAGCCTGCGGGCCGCTTTCGCAGGATCGCTAGCGAAGTCAGACAACGCCCGCTCAACGAGCAACTGCTTCGCGGCCTGCTGTCCTTCCGGGTCCAGAGCCTTGATAAGATTAGCGGCCTTCGCACCGTGTTCAGGCAGCAGACTTGACGATACCACCCGGTCAGGGTCAAAGTCTGGGCGCATCATCTTGCGGACGTTGCCCGGTTGCTTGAACACTTCGAAGTAATCAGTCTTGTATTGATCGCGGGCCTTATCCCACAGACCCTTGACCAGCTGGTTCTTTTCGCCCCACTTATCAAGGTCGCCCTCCAGTCCCTTAAACAGGGTCTTGAGCGCGCCTACCTCTTTCTCGGTAGCTCCTCCGGTATACGACGCTTTTTCAGCAGCCTTAATCGCCGAACCAATGTCTTCACGCAGAGCGCGGGCCTCGTCAAATGACAGGGTGACTTGGCGCATGACGGGCTTGCCCTGAGCATCAAGGATAGTCCCGGCTTGAGGCTTCGTTCCCTCGATGATTTGCCCCACCCGTCCCCGCAGTTTGGACAGTCCGAACTTATCAAACACATCCTGCAGTTCAGAGCTGACATTTTGTGCCGCGCTCCGTAGGTTGTCAACCCCGACCGTAGTCGTACCGGTCTTCTTGGCTGCCTCGGCCACCTTGTCAAACGAGGCGCTGACGCTTTCCTTGGCCTTCGCCGCCGCCTGCGCGACTGAATCAAGAACCACGCGCTCAGCCCCTTCTTGCTGAATGCGCGGGGTTGAGAACTTCTGGGTTGTACGAGCCACGAGGTTGCCAAGCTCCCCAGCCTGCTCTTTCTCAGCCTGCTGAAGAATGCCGCCAGCAACGGGAGTGTACCGCTGCGCCTTCTCAACCAGCCCGGCGATCTTGCTGCCTTGCTGAGCTGGCCTAAGACCTACTCCCGCAGCGGCAGCGGCCTGAGCCAACTGCTGCTCTTGGGGATTGGCCCAGACGTTGCGAACGGCGTTGGTGACCTTGGCGGGCGCCCACTCAAGCGCCTTCTCAATCGGCCTAGCGACCGCACCACCGAGTGCTCCAGCGCCAGCGCCGATGGCCGCATTCTGAAGCCTGCTTTCGCCAGTACCGACGCCTTCAATCCCAGCCTGTACGCCGGATCCAAGTGCCCCGAGACCGATACGGCCCGCCGTCGTAGCCGCGCCAGCGGGAGCGACCATAGACGTAGCGACGTCAGTAAGAAGAGCGCCAGCCTTGCCAGCGCCGGTCTTCATCAGCGGGGCGTCCAGCCTACGCTTCTCGTCCATGTCAGCAGCCGTCGCGTTACCGGTCAGCTGCTTGATGCCCTGCCAGTAGTCCATGAAGCGCCCACCGGCTCCAGCCATGACCTTACCGGCGGTGCTCATGCCTGCCGTCGGGTCTACCTTGTCACGTATGAAGTTCGTGTAGGCGTCGCCACCGGCAGACTGTAGAACCTGCTGGGGAGTGGCACCGGCCTTCAGCGCTCCCTGAACCTTCGGCCCCCAAGTCGGGTGTTTGGCGAGGCTGGCGACAATGTCCTCTTCCTTGATACCTTCGGATAGGGCACCGACGATGCCCATACGAAGCTTCCTCTTTTCTGATTCCATAGATTGCCCCCCGGCTGCACTACCCCCTTGCGCCTGTTGCGTTTGAGCACCCTGTGGAATCACAACTGACACATACTTCTTAGTTTCCGGAAACGTCGGCTCTTTACCCTCAGCTACGAGCCTACCCTGCGAAGTTCCACCGTTATAGTGGGCGACCGCCGCAGCCGTGTTCCCCTTATACTGCTTGATCAGGTCGGCCATGTACCGCGCACCGGCATCAATGTTCTGTGTCGGATCAAACGGGTCGGTAACTCCATAGGCTTTCGCCGTGGCAGGCATCAGTTGCAGAGAACCCTGCGCTCCCTTCGGGGATACCGCTTTCGGGTTCCCGCCGCTCTCTTGCCTGAGCATCCGAGCCAAGACATCAGCCGGGACGCCGTACCGCTCTGCTGCTTCCCGAACAAGGATGTCTGACATTTAGCCTCCAAAGAACTTGTCGGCAGGGTTGCCTTCCTGCTCTGGGGCAGCAGTCGGGACCGCACCTCCACCCGCGCCACCTCCAAGAATCTTAGGCCGTGGAACGCTGAACTTCATACCCGGATTGCGCTTGGAGTACTCACCAATGACCTCGGGATGGTACGCGCCCTTGAAGTTGTCCAAGCGACCCTGCACCTCATTCAGCACCCGATTCCAGCCGGTAACGAAGTCAGTATCATTCATGAACACGCCCTGCTGGAGCTGGTCCAGGAAGCGCCGGTTCTCTTGATCAGTGACCGCCAAGCCTGACTGCGCCTGCAAGAGCTTATTGGACACAGACTTGGCCGCACTCCGCAGATCCTTGCCTTCTTGACTGAGCGCCCACTTCGGCAGCATACCAGCGACTGTACCAAACCCCGGCACGTCTCCCTGGATACCACCACGCACTCCCTTCTTGAGCTCCAGCTTATCAAGCAGCGAGTTCACCTCGTTGATGCCCGCAAGAGTCGTGGGCACCATCTTAACCTCAAGCTCCTTGCCCAGCTTCTCAGTGTCGTTGGACAGAGCCTCTTGGCCCTTGATCGACGTTGGTGACCTCGGGCTCACCTGCCCTGGGAGCGGCCTAGCGGGGCTGTAGGGAGTCGCAGGGGCAGGGGTGGCACCACCCCCTACCGGGGCGGTTTGAGGGGCGCTAGAGGGCTGTAGAGGGGCCGTAGGGGCTCCCGCAGCGGGCGGGGCGTTTACCCCCGGCGGAGCAATCCCAGGAGTGGCAGACGGCGGCGCTCCACCGTTCCCCCACGTCCGTTTGTCCACCAGAACCTGCTCACCGCGCTCATTGGTCGCCAGTACCAGAGCACCGTAGGCAATCCCCTGAGCAATCTCAGGCGGGATACCCATGTTGATGAGCTCTTTCATCTTCTGGTTGGCATCCGTCGGGCTTTCGCGCTTCTGCCCACCGAACGGGATGGCAGGGCCAGACGGTCCAGCGTTCTGGTCAATCCAGACCTTCTCTTGCTTACCCGTCTCGGGGTTGAACCGCTCAGAAATTTCCCACTTCGGCATACGGTTCTGCTGGGCCAGAATGCCCGTCATGCCCTGCTTGCTGATGTCAGCGGCAGGCCCACCGAGGCTCATGCCCTTCATGTAGTGACCCAGCAACTCGGCCTTGGAAAGAGGCCGCTGCGTCTGGGACTGAAGTCCCTGTGACGCTTGCGCCACATCAGCTTCATCGAAGCCTGGAGCCACGAACGGCTTGGTCTCGGTCTTACCCTCCACCAACGGCTTCATCCAATCCTGAATTGCGGTTTGCTGACGGTTCCGCATTTCAGAGATCTTACCAGACGTTTCCTTGCCCAGCATCATACCGCCGATGCCAGAGAAAGCGTTCTGAATACCCGTCGCAGCGCTCGGGCGAATGAACCGGCCCCCTACGATACGGCCCTGATCAGTGTCTTGCGAAAAGAGGCCCTTGTTCGTAAGAGCGTCTGCGAGCGCCCGCTGGCGGGCAAGGTCTTCAGCCTCTTGCTCAAAGTCCGCGTACTGCGGAAGAGGCTGCTGAGGGCTAAAGAAGTTACGCATTAGAACAGTCCTTTACCGACGCTACCGCCAATGCTGGAACCGATGGATGCCCCAAGAGGCCCGCCGAAGAACGCACCTCCCACTCCGCCAATTAGCGAACCGATGCCGCCACCCGTAGCAGAGCTCTGAGCCTGATTCGCGTTGTACGCGTCCATATTCGCGCCGTACTGGTCTTTCGTGGCGCCGTAGTAATTCACGCCTTGCTGACCGCTGGCGGGCATGAAGCTCGGCATGGTTGGCATCCCAACCTGTTGGCCGGTCAACAGCGCGTTCATTTCGTTGAGGCTCATGCCACGCTTCATGGCCTCTTCGGCGATGGCCTGCTGACGCAACTGGTTCGCGTACTGCGCTCCCTGCATATTCTGGTTAAAGTTCTGGCCGCTGGCGGCGAGCTGCTGACGGAACTGCTGCTCCTGCGCCGTGTTGCCGAACTGTCCGCTCTGGAGCATCTGCTGAAATAGCTGCTGCTGAGCTTGGTTGCCGAACTGCCCGCTCGTAACGTCCATGCCCTGAAGCCGTTGCGCTTCCTGACCGCCGCCAATGATTGACCCCATCTGGGCCTGATTGTAGGCGTCGGTGCGGCTTCGGTTGAAGTTCTCCATCTCGCGCTGGAAGGCAGAACTTCCACGCGTGATGCCCCGGTTGGCGAGCTGCGTTTCGAGCTGTTGCTGTCTCTGCTGCCACTGAGGATCAAGTCTAGAAGCCTGCTTCTGATACAAAGCTTCTTCCGCATTGGAGACGTAGTCCTTAGACCCGCCGACCTTGCGGTTGATGTCGCCAGCGTTGCCGATCTGGCTTTGGATGCCCTGACCGGCACCTGGGACGCCGGTCTGTATGCCCTGACCGCCCTGCACCTCTTGGCCCGGCTTCAGCTGTCCATACCCCGGCATCTTGGACCAATCGAACGGCCGACCGTACTCGTCTTTGACACGGCCCATAAAGGACTCGGCCAAGTTGGAGCGCTGGTTCTGCAGAGCCTGCTGCTTGTCCAGCGCGGCCTGCGTTTCGGGTGTAAGAGTCGTATTCTGAACCCACCGTGTCGTTGGAAGGCCAGTCGCCGGGTCAATGTCCTGCTTCGCAGTCCACGCCTGTGAACCCCACGGCGTGTTGATGTCAGGACGGTTCGCCCACGTATTCCGGGTCGCGGCCTCGTTAGACGACTGAGCTGTTTTCTCAGCTGCGGCCGTGTAATCAGGTGCGGGCGGTGGTGATGACTTCTTTCCCATATCGGGCCTCCAGCCAGCGGCAGTCTTCTGGCCGCATGGTCATCAGTAAAAGCGAACCATCAGGGTGCGCGTCTTTAATTTCATCAATCAACTTGAATCCAAGCCGTTGATTGAACCGGAAAGCGGCTTCGTTGCCACTCGGCACGAGGCCTATAACGATCTTGCACCCGAGCTTTCTGAACGGGTAATCAAACGCCGCGAACAGCATCGACTTAGTGACCCATCCAGGATCACCCGCAACGTGCATCATAACGCTTGCACCGTTGAATCCGTCGTAGCCAATGACGCCCGCAATTTGTCCATCGATCACCTGACCAATGCACTTGATGGACTGGGAAGGGATGTACCCAATCCTCTTGCACAGCCATGAAGCCAGGATATCCTGATTGGCGGTGTGGATCACAGGATGCCTCCAGACTCAACTACGATAACGTAGTTGGTGAAGATGGTTCCAGGAAGACCACGAATCAGAATGCGGATGCTACTAAAGTGACCGATGCCGTTTGTACCCGTCCACGCCTTGAATGAGTTAACTGACCCAACCCACTTGGCCTCGTCCCAACGAACTACGTCCCACCGAGCGTAGTCATCCATTGCGAACGATGGCGATCCCGGCACAGACTGGAACGACCAGTCAGAGTTAATCTGTACCTTAACAGAAGGAGCCATGGGAGCGATGAAGTACGGCTCAACCATGATGTACCGCTTGACCTTAGAGGGGTCACCGCACGGCACCCAAGCCGTCTGAACTTCGCCCTCTATGTCTAGTCCGGGCATACCATCTAGGGTCTGTCCATCGGTATTACCTACGAACGCAACGTTCACTTCCCCAGAGTCTGTACCGAAGTACAGGTTGTCCTTAAAGAAGTTACACGTCCGCATGGTCATGCCGCGAAGCCACACGAACCCAAGACTGTTAATCTCAAATGCAAGCTGTCTATCAGAAATAGCCCGCGTGTCGGGCGTATTAATGATAATCAGCTGCTCTGACAGCAGGTACTTGATTTCCCAGTAGGGAGAATTCAATGACTCCGATACTGTCCGGGCTAGTACCTGATTAACCTTTCCAGCGGCCTGCACGAAGTCGCGGAACTTCCCTGCGAACTGTAACAGCTCCGATAGAAACAGCAATCCGCGAGTGGTGATAATAGCGATGTCACCACCGTACTCGCTAAAGAACCTGCGGCCCACCGGAGGGCGCCCGTAGAACCATCGCCCAACAAGGCTGAACAGCGCCGGGTCAGCAGGGTCGGTGCCCTCGTAGATCAACAGGTCGCCGCCAGAGCCAAATACCACGAGCCTGTCGTCGATACCGTTGCCGCCGTCCATCGTCCACGTAGACAGCGCCTCAAGCCTGCCGCCGTTCGGGAACAGCGCACCAAAGTCAAACGTCTCCAGCGCACCAGCGACTTGGCCGATTGGAAGAAAGTAGGCGATAGTGGAGTCATTTTTAATGAACCACAGGCGCCCTTTCCATATCGTAACGTAGTCCAAATCCTCTAGTGTCGTAGTGTCGCCCGACGGAAAGGTTACTTGACCCGGTCCAGCTCCAATCGTAACCTGAACCCATCCATTAATCGAGTCGTATGTCCAGTACCCGGCCCGGTCAGCTACGATACACAGGTACGACTGTCCATCGGTAGAGAAGTTCGTGAAGCTAAAATTTCCAGGCTCAAGCTGAACAGGAACCGTAACCGCAAGAGTTGGGGAACCAGCGTCAGTTACGTCCCAGATCTCATTGTTATTGAGAGCGGCGAACAGCTTACTGAAGTCACGCCCTTCCTTTGGCGTGTAGTCCATCAGCGTATTCACCACTCCGCCCAGCGTATTCTGGTGAACTCGCCATCCCCTACGAAGCTCTACCCCATACGGCCTCGGGATAAGATTCGTAAGCACGACAGCATCCTTTGGATCCTGCTGCGTGATAGGGTTTAGATAATTCAGCCCTGCGACAGGCGCAGGGAAGTTGAACGACTGGTTCGACTGAACCGTCGCTACGCGCCTACCGAACCTCGTGCGTGGCTTGACTGTCTGTAGAGGCATTACATCGGTCCGCGGCCATAGCCTGTATCAGGCAGATTGGCGAGACCGAGGTAGGGGAATCCGGTGTCCCGAGCAAGGGTCAGGACCGGAGCCGCTACCGACTGGTCAATCACCTGCTCGATCCGACGCTGGTAGTCCAGCTCGGCGGCGGCGGTGTCAAATCCCTTCGCGGCCAAGAACTTAACGCGGCCGAGAAGCAGGATTGCCAATCCATCCAACATGAAAATGTCGCCATTCTTCGAGGCGTAGTTCTTGTAGACTGCCGGGTTATCCCCGTCAATGACGGTTGCCCCTGACACATACATGAACGAAAACTTCGGGTACGCCGCCGGATCTGTTAGATACGGCGGGTTCAACACCCAGAGCTTACCACCACGAAGCTGGAAGAAAAACGTCAGTTGCGGAACCCAATTACGAACTTGGTACATCCGCCACGACTGGTCAGACACCGGCCCCATCGCTGGAAGCTGAGTGCTGTTGTTCCACTGAGTCTGGTCGATGAAGTACTGGAAGTCGTTTGGAAGATCAAACGCCTTTTCCTTCTGCCCCGGCGCATCCGCAAAGATTGGAATCTCACCGGTTACAACAAGAGGGCGCCACTTATAGTCACCAAAAATTTCTTGGTTGGCGTCGTTGGTGTGCGCGATAATCTGCGCGTACAGAGGGTCGGTACTTCCAGCAGGGTCACTGGACTCAGGCAAGTTCGTCCGCTTGCAGATGCCGTTTACTACGGTCGCCAGGTCTATCTGGGAGTAGAAATTTGAATACGACATCTGCTATTCCCCTACTTCTTAGCCGGAACCGCTGCGGGCTTCGGCGGTGCGACTACCGGGGCGGCATCCTCTTCATCCTGGTGAGCCTTCACAGCCTGAAGCTGTTCTTCCAGCTCCTTGATACGCTTGAGAAGGGTCTCGCCGCTGGTGGAGGAGTCAAGCCACGCTTTCGCCTTGGCCTTCAGGTCGTGCGCGCCCATGAACCGGCCCATAATGCCGTCGTTCAGGTTGGCGAGCTGCTCCACCGTCTTGATGTTGAAGAAGCCGAACTCTTCGACTTGCGCCGGGGTCAAGAACGGAACGACAGCCAGCGGGGTGCCGATGACCTGATCCACGCCAGCCTTGAACTTGTTGTAGAGCTCACCGAACCGCACGATATCCTGCGACCACACCGGGCGCTGGATGATGTTGTGCTTGTCGCCGGGAATCATGATTTCTACGTACTCGGTGTCTTCGTAGATCGCCCGGTTGGCCTCAGCGCTCTTATCCGGGTTCAGCCGAGGCTTCATGTAAAACCGAACGTGCAGGTTCTTGTCCATCGCAAAGCGATTGGTGTCCCAGTTGCTACGATCGGCGAGTTGCTGGTCGAGCTTGTTCCAGTCGGTGGGGGATGCGTTCTGCAGGCTTTCGACCTGCTGAGCGTTGAGTGCCATTTGGATTATCCTTTTGAGGTTGCGACGGTGGTAGAGCACATCGTAGGTTAGTCGCGCAGCCCACGAAGAATTGGAATAAGACGCAGCCACGAACCACCGGCGCATTGGTCAGCCGCCGTAAGGTCAAACTTGCCCTTCATGGCCTTACAAAGCTCTTCCTTCTTGCCGGCGAGCGTAGCGACTGGAAGAATGACCGGGCCAAGTACGAGCGCAGAAACGCCTTCAGCGACATAGAGGCCAGCGATCAGCTTCTGCTCGGGCGTAAGCTCAAGCTTCTTGTCTTGCGCGAACGCGCCGAACGACAACGCAACGAGCAGCAGGGCAACAATCTTCTTCACACGAAGCTCCTAACAGGTTGGGATTGGGCAAGAATTGCGACGTCGTTAAACGTGAAGCTTCCTGCGGGAGCAGCAGCTCGCAGGTCGTACGTTGCATCGACCATCGTGTAGTCGAAGCCTATGATGTTGAATCCGATGCGGTTAGCGGCGCCGCTCGTGGTAACGGTCTGCTTGAACAGCGTCGGCGTACCGTTCTTGTATAGCGTGATCGTTACCTCGTTGCCGTTACCCCCTGCGATATCGCCAGTCGCGATCAGTTGCACCGTCGAGCCAGTAACGCCGTTCAGCGTACGAGTCGTAGACCCATTTGTCAGGTTGTTCGTGAAGAGCCCTGCCGTTGCCGCAACCGACTGCGTCATTGGCGCAATCACAACTGGCGGAGTTGGGGCCAACGTCAGTGTCTGAGTCGCAAGCCTCAGTGCTCCGTACCCCGGAGACATCGTGTCAAGAAAGTCTTTGATGATAGTGCGTACGTCAGCCGCGCTGATTTCGCCCAGCGTGTTATCGGGCAGCGTAGCGTCCGCCTGCGCGAGTAACTCGTTGATGCTTTTGATGGTCATTAATTGAACTCCAGCGGGGCGAAGGCGTTACTGAACGCCTTCAAATCAAAAGGGGGCGTCGGTGTCGCACAGCACACCCGCCCGTCGGCGTCAAGAGGGATGCCAGCGACCCACGTTACAGGAGTTTGGTCGTATGAAACTACAAGAGCCCCCAGCTCATCTACTGGAAGGCCTCCAGCGTACGATACGATCGGCGCTCCAACGGCCACATGAATGGCCCCGTCAGCTTCATCGTAGGCGATACCTGCCGTCCACGCGCTCATGCTGGGAACACCATCTGAATGTTAAACTTCGGGTGCCCGTCACCACCATCAACCTCAGCCGTCGCCGTCATAGTGTCACCAGCGTCGATTAGGTCAGCCAGTTCGCTGATCGTAAGCTCGACGCCACCGGGCGCGTAGACCTTGCCGAGGTTGCCGTTGTTATCAAACCAGACAGCTCCAGACATCGCGCGCAGCGCCGTCGTGTCTGGTATATTCGTACCACCAGGATTCGTGCCGCCCGTCTTAAGCACGAAAATGAACTTGTGCTCGTTGCCGTCGAAGATGTCTGTGCCCTGTCCCAGAGCTGCAGTCCAATACCCACGCACAAATCCGCCAGCGTAGTCATCAAACTTCAGCAGGAACGTTTTGCCCGGTGGAGGAGTTGGGGCTTCTTCGCTGACCACCAGCGATCCAAGGTCTCCCGTCGGGGTTCCACCGTTGAAGTGCGGGTTGGGGAAGGTCGCGACCAATAAGGTCTTGATCCTTCCCTCCGCATCAAACGCGAGTACGCCCGCGTTAAGCATCTATCACACCGGGGCCGCGTTCGCCGCAATGGACGAGCCAAACACCGACGCACCTGTCGGGATTGTCACGCCGCTGCGATTGACCCAGCCTGCTTCAACTGCGGCACCATTGGCCGTTGAGCCAGTAGCCGTCACAGTCTTAACAGTGAATCCAGTGAACGCCGGGCCAGCTCCAGCATCACGAGAACCGCCGTTGCCCGCCATGCAGAGGGCAACCGCCGTTTCGTCGTACGGGTTCGGCACAGCAACACCGTCAGATCCCGGCGCGTTGGACTGAGCGTTGCACCGGCCTCCGCCGATGTAGACCAACGTGGAGTCAATCGCCGGAAGCAGATTCGGCCTCGTGATGCCCGGTGTGTAGTCGTCGTTGAAGCCCGCCGCCCTGATCGAAGCCGGTGCTGTCAGGCCAAAGATGGGTGGCGAGCCGAACCCGATGCCGGTCTGCAGAGCGCCGGTGCTCAGATTCGTATCGTCCGCCGCGTACTCGGGGTGGCCTTGAGCGTCAAACGACAACGTCCTTCCACCAAACGGCGAACCTTTCGGCCCCGACAAGGGGTCCAACATTACTGCGCGACCTGTCGCCGGGTTTCCGGCGTTTTCAGCTGCGCTTGACCCAGGAAGGGATGCTGCCATTTACTTCTCCTGAAGAAAAAGGGCCGTAGAAGGGGTCTTGGACCTCAACTACGGCCAAGACCCCACCACAGGGTTACGCGGACTCCAGACGTCCCTGGAACTGAGCGCCGGACGTGGTCAGGTTGCCCGCCCACGCCAGGATCTGCACCTCAGCGTCCTGGTTGATCGCGTAGCGCCGGTTCGGCGAAAGCGGAACCATGTTGCGAGCGCTGTGCGGACGCAGGAAGATGTACTTCGTGTTCAGGAAGAACATCGTTTTGCTCGGGCAGAAGCCGCCGATACCGCCGTCCAGGACCACGTCAGCGGTCATGAACTTCAGCGTCGGGAAGCCGAGCTGGCCCACCGTCGGCTCAGTGAAACGCTGCTGAGCTTGCAGCGACGCCACATAGAGCGCCCACATCGTGGTGTCCATGGGGATGAGGTCCGGCCGGTCGTTACCGCGAACCAGCTGACCCCACACGGCGTTCATCGCACCTTGGATGGTGGACGACGTCAGGGCCGCACCCGGCTTCGAGTAGACCGACTTCCAGAACGCCCACGTCGCGCGGTCGATGCCGCCGTAGGTTCCCGTGGTCGGGTCGACCGGCACGGCAGCGTTCAGGCCCGTAAGCTCTTTGCCGCCAGAACCCGTACCGTCGGCGTAGACGCCAGCGGCCAGCAGGTTCGCCATCGTGCTTTCCGCAACGCCGATGCGACCTTCCATCAGGTCAATCATCTGCTCACGCCCAGCGTTCTGGAGCTGCTCCAGGCCGGACATGATGACCGGCACGGCGAGCTGCTTGATCTGGTACTCGGCGGCGCTGATGACGTCAGCAGCGGCGACCGGCAGCAGATCGTAACCCGAATACCATCCGCCGTTGGCGTTCTGCGCGAACGACAGCTCTTGGTAAATCACGTTACCGCCGGAGAACGGCTTCTGGTTGCCGTTGAGCTCCAGCTTCTTCAGGAGGGCGTTGTTCTTGGTGACGTTGTCCGCGATTTCGCGGGTACGCGATTGGATCGTCGTTGCGACGATGTCCGATACATTAGGGAATGCCATTTAAGGGCTCCAAATTGGGTTGAGTTTGGTATTTCTCTCGACCGTTCTCAGAGACGATCCCCTGCCGAATCGAACGCAGACGCAATGACCGCGCGAAGGTTAGCAGGATCCACCTGATGGGTGACCGGTTCCCCGGAGCCATTGATGGACGAGCTTGCTTCGCGTGCCGCCGCAGCCCTCTTCGATACGTTCTTGGAGAGTTCCACTGCCTGTCGGTCCAACAAGACCTGTCGCGTTTCCGGGTTGGCCCAGATCGCCTTATCATAGGCGTCCTGAAGGTCCTTGGCCCTCCCAGACTCGAGCAACGTCGCCATATCAAGGCGGACATCTCGGTAAAACTCGTTCTTCGGGTCGCTGGCGAATGTTTCCAGCTCCGTCTTGAGCGATGAAACGAACTGCTCCTGCTGGCTCTGGTTGCCCGACTCCAGCGCGGCTAGACGCTGTTGGAGAGCAGCCACCTGCGGGTCGACTTGCTGTTGAGGAGGCTGCTCACCCATGATCAACGCGCCGAGGGCTTGAACATCCACTCCGTAGTACGAGAGGATTTCGTAGGCCCGCTGCGCCTTGTCAATCGGTGTGCCGTAGCGGAGGACAGCATCTGTCTCCAGCAGCTTACTCACGGCAGTCTTCGCGTCCGTACCCGCAGCACGGAAAGTGTGCTGATACGGAGCAACGATTTCGTTGATCTCACGGCCGAACGACGCGTCCTTCGTGGACTGGTTCAGGCCGCGTGAAATTTCAGCTTCGCGACGGTAGATCTCTTCGCGAATTGTCGGGTCAACCGACGCCCACTTCTCGCGAGCGGCAGGCTTCCAGCTACCGGGAGCCTTCTCCAGCTTCTGAGCCAGCGGCGCTTCAGCCGGGGCTGCTTCTTTCTGGGTGCCGCCCTCTTGAGGCGCCTGAGCTTTGTCGGCCGGAGGTTCACCTTGAGGCGGCGACTGGTCGCCCTTCGATTCGGGCTCCGTGGCGGCGGGAGTCTCAGAGGGCGGCGAGGCGTCAGCGGCAGTCGCCGCTACTTTGTCTTCAAGCTCCGGCTTCTCGGCTTCGGTAACCGAAAAGGCTTCTTCAAGGGCGTCGCGGATTCCCATTATCTCTTCCGTGTGGTGAGTTCGTGAATGGCACGTTCAATGTGCTCTCTTTTGACGGCGGCTCCCTTACCTTGAGTGACGTACTCCGCCTTCTTCTTTAAGGCCACGTCCCAGGTGGACTTGAAATCGTCCATGGTGGTCAGGCCAGTTTGCTTCAGGAACTCACGGTGCTTCGTGCGGCTGGAAAGGTCTTCACCGTTCGGCCCGCGAGTGTTGGCATAGTGCGCGTCACCCCAGAGGGCACGGTCAGTGTTAGGAGCTTTCTCGGGAATTGGATCCACGCCGCGCTCATACGCAACGCCGTCCACATACACCCAAGACCTACGCCCTCCCACTACGCTCCCCTTGACTGTATTAGTGCTTCAGCCTGTTGACGGCAGTTGTCTTCGTAAGCCCCGGCGTACACGACATTACCTTGCGGATCCTTACAGCGCCAGGACTCACGCGTAAAGGTAATCGTGTACGGCCAGTCAGGTGCGTGAAGAGTCGTAATTGTTTCGGTATACGGCTCGACGATGTACCCGACTGGGAGGCCCATACGCTACTGTACCACAGTCCTTGTCGGATTGCAAGAGCTACTTCTGCTCCGTTTGTTGCGCCGCAGCATTGGCTTCAGCCTGCTCAAGCTGAAGTTCGTGCTGCTGTTGACTATGCTCCATGTCCTGCATATGGGTCATAGCATTGGTCGCCATCTTGGTCTCTGCCTTGATGACTTCCCCCTCTGCCTGGATTTGATACTTCTCACGCAGAGCCTGCATCTCCAGCTGGTGACGCTCACGTGCGAACGCCAGCTCCTGCTGCATCATGGTCAGCTTGGCGTTGTTCAGGGCATTATCGGAAGCCATTTCCGCTTGCAGCCGCGCCATCTCTTGCTCGTGCTTCTGCTGAGCGGCCTGCATATCCTGCTGAGCCTTCTGCTGGGACGCCTGCATTTCAGACTGCGCCTTCTGCTGTTCAGGGTCAGGCTGCGGCGGTTCAGCTTGCTTCTTCTGAAGCGCCGCCATCGCCGCTGCCGCGCCCTGATCGATGATGCCCTCAATGTCACGGGAAGCTCTAAAGCCAGCCACCGCGAACTTGAGCAGCCCGAACATCATGGGGGCCGTCTCAGGCGCTTTCTCAGCAGCCATCGCAGCCTTCTCAATGAACTGCGAGGCATTAATCAGGAAGTCCATCCGCTCTTCCTTCTCCCGCTGCCAGTCCACGTCAGTGAACGTGTCGGCGGTGACCAGGATGCGAAACTTCGCGTTGAACTTATCCTTCAGCAACTGGACAGCAGGCTCCAGCAACGGCTGGTCTTCCTGAGGAAACGTTCCGGCCTGCTGAAGCAACCGCTCCGGCTGGTAGAACGTGCACATCAGGTGCGCCTTGATCGTGAACACTCGCGAGAAGAAGTACGCGACCTCGTCCTGCTGGGAAGTCAGCCGAACTGAGGCATACTGCGCCTTGATCTTCTGAGCGGCAGCGGTCTCACTAGCTTGAGAGGCTCCCCGGATAATATCCGCGAGGCCTGTAAGCTCATAGATCTGCTGCTTGATCGTGTCACGAGCTTGGTTCAGCTGCTGGATGACCGTGGCAACGTGCTCCACCGGCAGCCAGTCCACAACACCCTTCAGCCCACCCTTTTCGCTGAACGCCGCCCACTGATCCACAGGAATCAGCTGGTTCTCCGACGCCTGCTGGAGCATACGCTGAACGCCGTCGGCTTTCTTGTCGTACACACCGACGACCTTACACGCCTGCACCAGATAACTGATGCGGGTGTTGATAACGTCCAATTCCTCGTACTGATCCTGGCACAGCAGGTAGTCAGCATTGGGAATCATGTTCGTTGTCGTCGTAGAGGCGAACAACGGCTTCGGCATTGGGAAGAATTCCGGAAGCTTCAGGAAGTCCTTCTTCTCATCGAGCGGCTTTTTCAGCCCTTTCGCGAGCCAAATGACCGTTTTGCTCTTGCGGTCCCAGATCTCGTAGACCAAGCCCTTCTTAAGGACCTGATTCTTCGGCCCCATCGGGTTGCCCGACGATGAACGGGCGTCCATGTTCCGCGCACCGATCTTGTCAAGCGGAACATTCTTGAATTCATCGCCAAAACGTCGCACTCCCTCGTCGCGGCTGAGGTATACCTTCCGTGCGACCCACCAAACCTCCTTCCAAACCCGAGCCGGCGACCACAGCAGGTCTTCCCAGTAGACGTAATCCAGCGGGGTGGACTCAGATTGGATGGTTTCGACCGGAGTAATCTGATTTCCGGTCTTAATTTCCGAGTTAACCGTCACAGCCTCGTACCGCTGCCAGACCGTACCCATCCCCGGGATCAGCCGGTCAAGAATTACGGCCTTGAACACCTCGTCGTACGAGTCGCTTTCCTGAAGTTCATACTCCAAATTCCGCTCAAGGATCTTGGCCGCGACCCGCGCAACGTCATCGTCGGGGTCTTTGAACCGCCGTACGACCTCCGGCCTCGGCAGCTTGGAGTAGAGCGCCGCCTTCATGATGTTGACGTTGCTGTGGAACAGATTGAAGCGTCGGCTGGACTCCGTTACCCGCCCGATATCCGTGACGCCCCGCTCATCCAGGTAACGTCCTACGATCTGGTTCCCTCGCTTGTGGAACCGTTGCATCTCCTTTTCGGCCGCGATGATCTGCGTCTGCCAAAAAGTCTGCCGCTCGTCAGGAGTTCTGGTGCTGCTCGCGTACGAGTCGTAGACCGCGCCGGGCTGAGAGGTGCTCATTTCTGCTTCCTGATCGCGGCTGCAAGATGCTTGGCCTTGTCAGCCTGATTGAATTCCTTTGCGACGCTAACGGGTGGGCCTCCACCTCCAGGCTTCTTCCACCCGTGAGCGACTGCGGCCATGAGCCGCGCCTGTGCTGCCGACTTACTTGGCATCGCCCATCGCTTCGTCGAGCGCTCGCTCAATCTGACCACGACGGCCGGTGTACGACTTGGCGGCCCTCGCAGCTACGCCGTCGCCCAGCATTCCGGGTTTGGGCTTCTCATACTCTTTGGCCTCTTCACGCGCCCACTTCTTGCCGGTCGCGCCTCCGTGCTCCTTGCGCTCTTCCTTGGCCCACGTGTCTGACGGCGGCATCGCCTTATGCTCGCCCTCCGACTCTTCCTTGTTGAGCCACTTGATCAAACCGGCCAGAATTCCGTTCTTGTCCATTACCTGATCCTCCCTACGAATTGACGCATATGTTGTTCATGGTCCTGCCAGAGCGCGTCAAGAGTATACGCGGGCGGAGGCAGAGTAATGATGCTCGATTCACGCTTCGGGGCTGTGAGCGTGGCGGGCTCAATGGAGAGTGCCAACTGCCGGAAGGCGTCGGCGAAGTCTGATGCCCAGTTGTGGAGGGGCTTGTCCAGGTATCGCTTGTTCTCTTCGTCATACTTCTTCTGGTAGACCTTCAGCGCCTCAATGCCGATGTAGCACTTCTCCGCATCAAAGTTGCATCGCTTCAGAAGTTTCCGGGTGGCCTGAATCCCATCCTGCAAGTCCAAGCGGGGAACGATCTCACACTTCAGCTGGTGGTCATACGCGAGCTGTTCGATAACTGAGCGTTTCGTCGCCAGAGTTTTCGCCTTCGCGTCATGCGGCAGGAAGTGAGTGTCGTAATCGTAGTCCTTGGACCTCAGCACCTCTACGAAGTGGTCCACGTCCTTGCCGTTCGCGGCGTACACGTCCAGGACGCGTATCTCCTTCGCCACCTCTTGCGCGAACCAGATGACCGTGTTGTCGTTGCGCCCGATGTCCCAGTAGGTGTTGACCTTGAAGCTCTCCTCCCATGGGACGGCACCGATGCGCCCTTCCACGGAGGCCTTCTTCATCTCAGCTCCGTAGTACGCCCCGACAATCGCCGCTTCAAAGTCGCACTCGTACTCTTGGTTGTACTGATCCTCCGTCATCGACTTCCGCGCGTCCTCCAGCTCGTCTGCTGGAATGATGCCGGTTTCGGAGGCCTTCAGTTCTAGATACAACCAGTCCGGGTCGTTGCGGGCCTGCTCCCGAACGTCGTAGAAGGCATTGTGTCCCTTCGGGGTGCCGATGAACGTCGCCCATCCACGTCGGTCACTCAGCAGCGGACGGATAACCGTACCCCAGATGGCCGGGTTCATGTCCGCGAACTCGTCCAGGATGACCCCGTCCAAGTAGATACCCCGGAGGGCGTCGATGTTATCCGCGCCAAAGAGCCGTATCAGACTCCCGTTCATCAGGCTCACACTGAGCTCTGACTCCAGCACCTTGGACTGTATCCCCTCCGTACCTTTCTTCAGGTAGTCCCACGCGATCATCTTGGCCTGACCGTAGTACGGCGCGATGTACGCATATCGCGCGTCCTTCTTTCGCGTGTAGAGCGCCCGCGTGACCGTGTCGTTAACGACCCCTACGGTCTTCCCCGCGCGGCGGTGGGCGACGATACAAGTCCATCGGTTCGCCCGTTCGTGGTACGGGAGGAACTGGATCCGGGGCTCGTATGGGAGCTTCCGGAGTACTTCATTCATCAAGGGCCGTCCGGGGAAGGACCATCTTCAGCGTCGCGTCCACGTTGGCATTCATCTCTTGGGGAAGCATACGCGAGTAGAGCTTGTAGAATTCGGTGGGCTGCTGATCAGCCCATAGCGCGAAGCGGGGAACCCCTCCAATCAACTCAAAGGCCGTGTGGAAGGCCCGCTCGACGTTCTTACGGCCGACGCTGCGTGGAACTGGGTACGGACGGGTTCGTTGCGCGAGGGCCTGGAACGTATTGTCCATTTCCTGCTCAGCCAGAGCTTCATACTCGGCCTGAGTCAGGACCTCAACTTTCGCTGGTGCGTTCGCCATACGCGCATACTACCACAGTACGGATCGGAATGCAAGAGGTAGACTCCCCACATGATGGTGCGGTGCAGCATATACTGTCTACTCCACATCTAGGTGGGCATGAACTCCACACTCCGGATTTTAGTAGATCCTATGGTTGGAGGTCCACTGCGTGTTTTTAGCCGTACTCCCCTGCCTTTTTCATCCCCTCCCCGAGTCGCCCAGTCTGGGCATCGTCGTCGTCCGCCCAGAATGGGCTCGTGCCCAGAATGGGCAGCTCCGCGCTCCGCCCAGTCTGGGCGCTGATAGTGGGCGCTTACGAACAGCGCACCAAGATGGGGCAGTCGCTAGTGGGCGCTTACGAGCGAAGACCCTCCACGACAGTAGGGTATCGAAGTGGTCGCTAACTAGCGATGACCCCACGAGTTAGTGGGTCTTTACGTTAGTGGTCACTTGCACTGAAGTGGGCGCTTACGAGCATACCCTAGCGCGACGTGGGGTCATCTCACGTCCTGGCACGGAGTTTGCTAGGGCAAGGACCATGCCAGTCAGCGCTCGCCGCTCCGCTGGCACGGAACGTGCTAGGGCAAGCTCCGTGCCAGGACTCCGTCTGTACCGAGACCTTCCGTTTGGCGGCTGGAGCGAAGTGTTGCGTCTTTACAACCTTCTGCGACGCGGTTGACCTTACACTACGCTTGTTGGGTGGTTCGGGGGCAGTCGCCTACCGGCCCAACGTCTAGGGTGTCCATCATGGCGAAAACCGCCAAGCAAGTCCAGGCTCCGGCCTCCGCCGAAGCTCAACCCGCTCGCATCACGCTCGGCGTGGCGCGCTCCATCAACTTCGGCAAGACGGCTAACCCGTCCGCGCTGGAGCCTGCGGGCGTCGTCAAAACCGCGAAGGGCGAAAACGCCAAGCGGGTCCGCGTTTACGGCTACGACAACGGAGCGCAGGGTGGCCGGGTCAACAAGGCCGCCTCCATCGCCATCGTCCCGGGCACGACGGGCACGCCGAAGGGCGTTACCGCCGGACAGTGGGCGGCGCTCACCGAGCAGTCGGGCAAGTCGGTTGAGTCCGCGTATGCGGCCGGCGTCACGGCCCGTACCGTCCGCCGCGCGTATCGCGCCGGCTTCATCCGCTTCGTAGCCTAACGGAGTGGGGCGGGGAAACCCGCCCCTCCTCTCCATGAGCCTACTCGCGTTCGTCGTCATCTGGGTCGTCCTCGGCCTGCTCTTCAACGGAGACTGACATGGAAGTGGAAGAGATCTGGGACATCGTCCTCTAGTCACCGACCCGCTCCGGCGGGTCTTTGATTGACCTGACCAGATGACTCCGTGACCTGAGCTCGGAGTATCAAGCTCCGGGTCGCCTATAAGGATCCAGCTCGCCTATAAGGATAGTCTTGTCGGTACTCCCCACTCCGTTGGATTTCCAGCCTGTTTGGGCGTCCAGCGCCCCGTTTTCCCGAGGTGCGGAGGTGAACATCTGCGGCAGCTCGTTTACCCCCCCTACCACTCTAAACCACCCACTTGCCCTTAATCTATATTCTTATTCAATTTGTTGCTATGTAGAGGCGAGTAAAAAGGGTGGTAGGGGTGGTAAGGACCAAAAACCCCTGTAAAAACAAGCACTTAGAGCACCACCCCTAAGGGTGGGTCAAGGGTGGTTCCAAGGGTGGTAGCCTAGAACTTGGCACGGAGTTCCCCGCATTCCCAACGATCCACTGGGATAACGTAGGGCTTCCGTATCCCAGCCAAGACCGTGTCGTATCGCTTCCAGCCCCAAGTTGACAGCTGGTTCGCGATTAGCTTCGTAGTTCCTGGCGAGCCGTGGTCACGTGCGGAGTACCCGGCCATCGCCATAATCTCCGACAGCTTCATTACGAACACATCCGCTCCGTGATGCTTCGCCCGCTTGAGGTTACTGGCGTCCCGCAGCACATCCTCCAGCAGCGTAAGAGATTCGTTGTGAACCACATACTCTTCCACACCCGAAGTCTTAACGGCCAGAACCTGTGATGGATCGACACTCCCGAGGCCGTGCAGATACATGGCCTCCGCCCAGAGCTGTTCCCTATCATCCTCCAGCTTCTTGAACATGACCTGTTCAGCGGGAACGATCACATACCGACGGTAGCCTGACGGGTCGTGCGACAGGAAGTGGGCGTTGTTCGTGCTGCCGTACAGGACGCACCGCCGCTTGTAGGTCTTTTCAATGCGACCGTAGGGAGGGCGGAATACGTCGGTGGGGCTGGTGATAATAGCCTTCAGCCCTTCCACGTCCCGCTTGTTCATGGCCTCCAGCTCTTCGAAGCTGACGCACCACCCGCGATGGAACAGCGCCTTGAAGTCCTTGCCATCATCGCTGTGAGTCATGGGCACGACCTCGTCAGGCCCGAATAGTATTCGCGGGAGACTGGACTTGCCGATGGCCTGCGGGCCGTTCGTGATTAGCATCCAATCCACTAGACAGCCGGGCTCGAGGCGGCGCTTGACCGCAGCGACCATGAACTTGAGACCTGCCTCCCGTACGAGGGGAGTGTCGGGTGCGCCGATGTAATCAATGAGCCATGTATCCAGGCGGGGCTTGCGATCCCACTTTAGGGACTTGAGCCACTCGTTGATGGGGCTGCGCTGGTCGTTTTCAGCTATCTGGCGGATGGCCTCGTACACGTCCTGACGCCGTGCGGTGGGGATGCTGAGGTTGTACTGAAGATAGCACAGGACGGCGTTGGTGTCGCCCTCTTTGAAGGGCTGATCACCGTTCATCATCTGGTTGCTGTCCAGGTTGACCCAGAACTGGTCGGCGAAGGCCTCGTGCTGCTGAACTAGGGTATGGACGTTGGAGGCGTTGGGTATGATCTCCTGCCGCTGATTCTCGGCCCGGCCCACGAGCTTCGTTACGAGGTTGAAGCGGTTAATGAGGGCGATGGGCGGTTCCACCATATCCACCCGCCCGTTGACCATAGGCTCGGGGGTAAGTCCCTCAAACTGCTCTGGGCCTTCCCACTCGACTATAAGGTCGTCGATCTTCTTGTCTCGGGGCGGAACGCGGACTTCCACCTGGAAGCCAAGTTCGTTTATCAGTCCGATCATGCCGCCGTAAGCGGTCTTTATCTGGAAGCGCCGATAGTCACCATCCGGCACGACTATAACGAGCTCGGGGGCGCGGCGCTGAATTGCCTGAACTATCCACGGATGCAGCCGGTTGTCGCCCGAAGAGGCCCGCCAGTTCCAGCACCCGCCGATGGCAATAGCCGGTATCTTCAGGTGGGCCATGATTGCTGCGGCCTTTTTCTCACCTTCCGTGATGATAATGCGCTTGCTATCCAGAGACCAGAAATCTGGGTGGATGTACGGAATGTGAGCCAGCGTTTCGCCGATTAGCGAAGCAGGAGGCTGGAGGTACTTTCTCTTGCGTTCCTTAGGGTCAGCCGTTTCCGGTACGAAACGACGCCTGCGGTGCATTGTCAGGAAGCCGTTGTTGTCCTTTAGGACGTTGCCCTGCAGATCGAAGTATGGGATGTAATACGATACGCGGCCAATCTGGTCACCGAGTGGTGCGCTGATCGCGTTGGGAACCGACTTGATATAATCTGGCGTGAGGCCGCTTCGTGCAAGGTCTTGCTTCATGGCCGCTTCGCTGTCTGCGAAGAGGTCCTCGGTCTTTAGGCCGATGAATGTTACCTTGGCTGATGCGGCCTGCTCAGTGGGACGATGCCAGTTATACCAGTCGTATGAATACTTCTGTGACGACGGTAGCCTCATTACTCACCCTGATAGTTGACGCTTGCTATTTGAGGCCGGCTGTGGTATGCTGCACATACTCACCCGGTCCCGCAAAGGACCAGACCCCAGGGAGGCCAGCGACAACTGGCTTCCCCTTTTTTCCGACCTACTCGCAGTAGGGGCAAGTGCCAAGTGTACGCCGGGGCGGGGTCAAATGCAAGCAGACATAAATCCCGCCAGTCTACAGCCTCATAGAGAGCCGCTGGAGCGTTTCGGCTATATTAGCCCACGCCCTAGTCATGGAATCACCTTGAGCGCATTTGACAGTTGCGCTGACCACCGTGTGAGGGTATACTGCCCTTGTACCACCCCGGTACGTCACAAGGAGAGCCAAATGGCTGAGACCAAATCCCCAGCAATCGTCGAGTTCTTGGACAGCATGAGCAAGCAGTTGTTCGGCCGCTCACGCAGCGAGAGTATCGGCAACCGAGTGTGCGTTTCGTGCGGCAAATCGGCGCAAGGCTTCAGCAACGAGCAAGCCGCCAAAGAGTACACCATCAGCGGCCTGTGCGAAACCTGCCAGGACAAGGCGTTCGGCGCCGACGGCAACTACGTCAACCAGGACTAAGAACATGGCGCTCGCTAGGCCGTACAGAGTAGAGTATTTCAGGAACAGGGCAGGCAAGGCGAAGATTGTGAAGGTCGGCCACGCGGCGACAATCACCGGAGCGCTGAGGGCTGCCGTGAA